CTTCCTTGTATTAATCCCATAAATTTATTATAATAGTAGTATGAATATGAAAGATTTGAAAGAAATGTGTCAAATAGATACTAAGATAGATACAACTGATTTGGACGGATATTCCACCACAATTCCAGAGTTGGCTAATAAATATCATCAATTAAGACACGATGAAAAGAATGTGTTACGGTTTATCCAAAGTCAATATAAAATATTAAAACTTCAGAAGTGGAAATACTATTCCGGAAAGGCTGATCCTTCCGAATATGAAGAAAAGCCATTTGATCTGAAAGTATTAAAAAATGATATGGATTTATTTTTAGATGGTGATGAGGAACTTTTATTAGCTAAAAATAAAATAGAAGAACAAGAAGATAAGGTTAAATTGATAGAGGAGACCGCTAGATTGATTCAGAATGCTTCTTTTAATATTAGTAATGCTATTAAATGGAAAAAATTTCTAGCGGGTGATTTGACATGATAGTTGCGGGTAAATTAAATGAAACATTTCTGCAACTATCATGTGATAAACATATAGCATATGAGTTGAATGAATATTTTTCCTTTTTAGTTCCTAATCATCAATTCCATCCTAAAGTTCGTGCAAAAATGTGGGATGGTAAGATACGTTTATTTAATATGCAGACAGGACAATTATATTTAGGACTGTTGCCATATCTTAAAGAATGGTCAGAAAAACATTCATATCAATTAAAGACTGATATTACAGATGCAAGACATTTAAAAGAAGGTGATATAGATAAGATTAAAGAATTTTTTGATTCTTTAAATCTTTATTGTAAGGGAAAACCAATTACACCGAGAGATTATCAGATAGCATCATTCTTACATTGTGTTAAAGCTGATCGCACATTATTGTTATCCCCTACATCCTCCGGTAAAAGTTTAGTTATATATGCATTAATAAGATGGTATCAAAAGTTTTTAGATGAGGATAAGATGTTAGTGATAGTTCCTACTACCAATCTTGTTACACAAATGTTCGGTGATTTTAAAGAGTACTCACAGCAAGATAAAGATTGGAATGTTTATGATGAATGTCATAAAATATATTCTGGTAGAGAAAAAGATTCAAATCAACCAATATATATAAGTACATGGCAAAGTTTATATAAACAACCTAAAGAATATTTTGAACAGTTTTCTTTAATAGTAGGTGATGAAGCTCACCTAGCAACAGCACAGTCATTAAAAAGTATATTAGAAAAATCGACTTCTTGCAGATATAGATTTGGTACAACTGGAACATTAACTGATTGTAAAACACATAAACTAGTCCTTGAAGGATTGTTTGGAAAAACATATAAAGCGACCACATCGAAGGAATTGATGGATGAGAAACATATTTCCAAACTAAATATACAATGTTTACAATTAGAATATCCAGAGGAGGAACGTAAAGCGTTAACCAAAGCAACATATCAAGAGGAGATAGATTTTATAGTTTCACATAGGAAGCGTAATAATTTTATTTGTAATTTAGCATTGGATCAGAAAGGTAATACTCTTATATTATTTAATTATATTGAAAAGCATGGGAAAGTATTATTAAAGATGTTACTTGAAAAAGTAAAGGATAGACAAATCTTTTTTATAGCTGGTGAAACTGATGTTGAACAAAGAGAGGAGATCAGAAAAGCAACAGAAGAAGAAAAGAATGCTGTTATTGTTGCGAGCTCGGGTGTTTTATCTACAGGTGCTAATATTAAGAATTTGCAATATTTAATTTTTGCTCATCCATATAAAGCTAAAATTCGAAATCTACAATCTATTGGTCGAGTGTTGAGATTGGATGATAAAGAAAATAAAGCAGTGCTATATGATATCATTGATGATTTACATTGGAAAAAACATGATAATTATGGACTGAAACATTGGAAGGAGAGGTTAAATATATATTTAAAAGAAAAATTTGATTATGATTATAACTTAATACCATTATCTTAATACCATTATAAGGATACTACAATGGGAAAAACATATCGAAAGGTTAAATCGCAAGACCGTCAGAAAGAACGCAATCATAAATTTAAAGAATTTAGATTAAAGCGTAAAATTATTAAGGAGCTGGAAAATAATGAGCAAACCGAAGAAATGTCCGAAATGCAATACGAAGTCCCTCAAGGAAGTGGATGAGGGATTTGGTGGAACGACTTGGTATGTTGGATATAAATGCGGCGAATGTGACCACTATGTTCTTAAAGGATGTTCAATATGCAAACCTGATCCATTATGGAAAACTGAATATTCTATTATGAGCTCACCTTCAACACCTATTGGGATTAAATGGCAATGAACTGTAAATGTAAAACGAAACAATTAGAAGTGAAGGTATATAATAAGTCAGATAATCCATTACCGGAAAGAAAAAATTCTGGTGATGCTGGGATGGATATTTGTTCTAATGAGGATAAAAGTATCCGCGCCTTTAGTACCGCAGTAATTGATACGGGTCTTTATGCTATTATACCTTATGGTTATGAGGGACAAGTACGTTCACGTTCTGGATTAGCTGCAAAATATGGATTACAAGTTTTAAATTCACCGGGCACCATTGATTCTGGTTATAGAGGTGAAATTAAAGTAATAATGATTAATCACAATCATTATCCATATGAAGTTAAAAAAGGTGATAGAATAGCGCAGCTGGTTATTAAACCAGTTATTGAAGCACAATTAATTAATATTGATGAAGCCGAACATACTATTGAATCTGATACAGAAGATAGGGGCGGCGGGCTTGGTTCAACCGGAGTTAAATAATGTTTTTTATTGAAGGGAGTTAAATAATGTTTTTTATTGAAGATAATGATTTTTTAACAGATGAACATAAAGAAGTAATAGAATTAACTCAGAGGTCTGAGGGTATTTCATATTTCTATCAACGAAGCTTTGAGCCTCTGTTTTATAAAGATTTGACACATACATTATTATGTCATATATTATTTTATAGACCAGAACAAAAAGATGCGATGGGTGTTAGAAGTTATTATAATTCTGATTATGCAAAAGTTTTTGAGGATATGTTATTTACTTTTTGTAATAGAAATCAAATAACATGTACTGAGGTTATTAGAGGAGCAATAAATTTAACATATAATAATGGTCAGGAAAAATGTTTTCCGCATGTGGATTATCACGAGTATCATAAGCAATTGATAATTTATTTGAATGACCCACAAGATAAAGAAGCACATACGGTAATTATGGATAAGGATACACCACTTGGAATAAATGGAAGTGATGGTATTTTATTTCCAGCCGAGAAGCATGAATTGGCAAGAATTGTTCCAGAAAAATACAAAGGGGTTTGTTTTGAGAACCTTCCCCATTATCAACATTATCCTAAATTTGGTGATCGCATTGTATGCGTTTTTACTTTTAAATAATCGAAATGGCTAATCCAAAACACTACGTAGATAACGAAAAGTTTTTTATAGAAATTAAGAAATGGAAACAGCGAGTTCTTGATTCTAGGGAAGTTGATGATCCAGATCCACCTAGTACAGAATATATGGGTGAATGTTTTTTAAAAATATCCGAGAACTTAGCATGGAGACCCAATTTTATTAATTATACATTTCGTGATGATTTAGTAAGTGATGGGATAGAAAATTGTTTATTGTATGCACATAACTTTAATCCAGAAAAATCTAAGAATCCTTTTTCTTATTTTACACAAATTATTCATCATGCCTATGTTAGGCGTATTACTAAAGAAAAGAAACAAATGCATTTAAAATACCTTCATGTGGAACGATCTGGTATATTAGAACAAATTGATGTTAATGTAGAAGATCATAAAGTAAATACAAAACGATATGTGGAGTATTTAAGAACACATGAAAAGTATGCTGAAAATCCTCAACCTAAAAAGCCTAAGAAAAAGTCTAGATTGGAAATATTTATGAAATGAAATATTCCGTTCTGTTCTTCGACGAGTGTGCAAGATGTAAACAGTTTGAGCCAGACCATGAACATAAAAATTGCAGTTTTGATATAGATCATAAAGACAACATAACAATACAGACATTTGAATGTACAAGATGTCATTTTATTTGGAAGAAGGAAATTGACCATGAAGATAGCATTGATAACAGATCAACACTTCGGCGGCAAGCAGGATAGTCAATCATTTTGTGATTATATTGAAAGATTTTATACTAATCAATTTTTTCCCTACCTAAAAGAAAATAAAATATCCACAATAATAGATTTAGGTGATACTTTTGATAGAAGGAAGTATGTCAATTTTCAGACCTTACATCGAGTAAAGCAATTTTATTTTGATGTTATGAGGGAGAATCATATTGAATTACATTCTATTGTAGGCAATCATTCTACCTATTTTAGAAATACAAATAAAGTTAATAGTTCTGAATTACTCTATGGACATTATGAAAATGTATTTACTTATGCGGGTCCATCCACAATAACCCTAGATGGTACGGCTATTGATATTCTTCCTTGGATTAACTCCGAGAATTATGATATAATGATGGAGTACATAAGAGATTCAAAATCACAAGTTGGTTTTGGCCATTTAGAAGTTGATGGATTTGCCATGTATAAAGGATATATAGCAGACTCTGGGCTTTCTAAAAAGATATTTAATAGGTATGAGGTATTGTGTTCTGGACATTACCATCATAGGTCAAGTCAGGGTAATATTCATTATCTTGGAGCACCATATGAAATAACATGGAATGATTATGATGATCCTAGAGGGTTTCATATATTTGATACAGAAACCAGAGACTTGACTTTTATTCAGAATACAGAACGTTTGTTTGAAAAAATTTATTATAATGATAAGAGCACTATTGATTGGAAAAACCAAAATACAGGATATTATAAAAATAAAGTTGTTAAATTGATTGTTGAAGAAAAGAATAATATAGCTGATTTTGAGACTTATCTTGAGCGGTTATATAAATCTGAATTAACAGATTTGACTATACTTGAAGATTTGTCTGAATATTCCGCAAGATATTCAGACGATGAAAGTGAGGATGTGGAAATGGGTAATACGTCTACTTTTCTTGATGAGTATGTAGATAGTATGCCTGATGATAACGTTAAACGCGAGGAGAGAGTTAAAGTGAAAAAATTATTGCAGCGTATTTATGATGAGGCATTGAACATTAATGATTAAGTATATGGTGGATATCGATGGGACAATATGTACACAAGTTAGACCAAAACCAGATTATCCAAATCATAAACCTCATAAAGAACGAATTGAGATGATGAATAAGTTATATGATGAGGGACATGAGATACACTATTGGACAGCTCGTGGTAGTGGGTCAGGAAAAGATTGGAGAGAGTTTACAAAAAATCAATTAAAAGAATGGGGTATTAAAGCAACATCTATTAATTGTGGTAAACCAATGTATGATGTTTGGGTAGATGATAAGGCTATTAATGATAAAACTTTTTTTGATGGAGTTTACAATTTAAATAATGATTCGATTTTTAGTGAGGAGGATAAAGAATGAAGAAATTTATTTTATTGATTGTTGTCATGTTTACTTTGGCTATGGTTAGTTCAGCATATGCTGGCAAATGTCCACAGCCAAGAAAAACAAAGTCTGCTCCAGGTGGGATTTCCAAGAAGGATAACACCGCTAAAGCTAACAAAGCCAATGGTAAAGCGCTTTATCAGAAAAAGTCTAAGCCAATGGCTTGTAAAATGTGTCATGGCGCCAAAGGCGGCGGAGACGGTAAACTGGGCAAAGCCCTGAAGCCTGCTCCACGAGATTTTACCTGTAAGAAAACGATGAAAAAGGTTTCTGCTGGTCAGATGTTCTGGATCATCAAAAAAGGCTCTAAAGGAACCGGAATGGCTCCTATGAAGCTTAAAGACAAGGAAATCTGGGATGTT